TCACTTTGTCAGACATGTAAGGCTCCTTGTTAAGAAGCGCATACTAGCCTAGGTGAGAAAGGTACGCAAGTAGATTCTCACTCGCTCACTCGATGATGCGGTAATTGGTGTTGGTTAGGATGGCAAGGATCGAAACGAGAACCGCATTGATAGATGTGATAGCAGCGGAGTTGGTTGCACCGGTAGCGGATACGGCACTGACTCGGATTTCAAGAACCGATACGACGTTGTTGGTAGAGGTGAGGGCTGCCGAGACGTTGTTAACTTGGACTTGAAGCGCCGATACAGAAGCTGATACCGCAGCTACGCGCACAGTAAGGGTAGACACAAGAACCGATACTGCGTTGACTTGGGACTGGATTGCGGACGCCTGAGCCGAAACGGTACTAACGCGGATTTCTAGGGCAGAAACAACGTTGTTGACAGAAGTGATAGCAACAGCGTTGACTGAGGTAACGGCACTGACGGCAGTAAGGCGGATGTCAAGGGCCGAGACGACTGCGTTGATGGAAGTGACAGCGGCTATGTTTGTGGATACCACAATTGACAGGTTGCTAACGCGAACTTCTAAGGCTGCGATAGCGGAAGTGTCGATGGTAGCGAGGACTGAATTGATGGCGGAAATGGATGCTTGTACTTGAACCATTTGGCCGTTAAGAACAGATACCGAGGCAGATACGTTGGTAAGGCGGATGTCGAGAGCGGACACCAAAGCGGACACATTGGCGATTACTGTGTTGGCTGAAACGATGGCAGCGGAAGCGTTGCTAACGCGGATTTCTAAGACGGATACTACGTTGTTGGTCGAAGTGAGGGCAGCGGAAACGGCATTAACTTGGATTTGTAAAGCGGACACCGAAGCGGACACCGAAGCAACGCGGGTGTCAAGGGCGGATACGACAGCGTTGGTAGAGGTAATGGAAGCTGCATTGGCAGAAACCGCAGCCGACACCGTACTGACGCGAACTTCTAGCGTAGACACTACAGCATTGGTAGAAGTTAGAGCCGCCGATACTGCGTCGACTTGTATCTGCAAGACCGATACTGACGCTGATACCGCAGCGACACGTGTATCCAATGTAGATACTACGACGTTAGTAGAGGTAATCGCCGCAGCATTAGATGATACTTGGGCTGATACTTGATCTAAGCGAACCGATACGGTAGCAATGTCGGAGCTGAGGGTGCTGGTAGCGAAGATGGCAAGCGTGGAAACGAAGGTTTGGACAGTGCCGCCGTTCTGGACAATCTGAACGCGGCCATCGTGGGCTCCGAACTCGAAGTCGAGTACCAGGGCCGCCGCGTGCGCTTCCGCAGCGTCACCGAGCTGCGCGCCGCCTACAGCCACGTCAAGGACGAGCTCGCCGCCGCGGCCGCCCGGGCCAACGCCCGCACCGGCCCCCTGCGCTTCACCTTCACCACCCAGCGGGACTGATCCGGCCATGCTCGCCCCCCGCATGCAAGAGCCGCGCGTCACCACGCTCGACCGCCTGATCGGCTGGATCAACCCCCGCGCCGGCCTCGCGCGCCACTTCGACCGAATCCGCCTGCAGCGCGCCTACGACGCCGCCAGCCCCCGCGACGGCTGGAAGCCCCGCCGCGCCGGCGCCAGCGCCAACACCGACCACCAGGCCGACGCCGCAACAACGCGCGCCAAGGCCCGCGCGCTGTACCAGAACGTGCCCTACGTGCGCGCCGGCATCGAAGCCCTGGTCTCCAGCACCATCGGCACCGGCATCGTCACCTACTCCACGTCCAAGCGCCACGCCGCCACCCTCAACGCGCTGTACGAGCAATGGGTCAAGTCCTGCGACGCCGACGGCAGGCTCGACTGGTACGGCATGCAGGCCGTCGCCGATCGCGCAATGGAGAACGACGGCGAGGTGCTCATCCGCCTGCGCCCGCGCCGGCTCGAAGACGGCTACCCCGTCCCCCTGCAGCTGCAGCTGCTCGAGATCGACTGGATCGACCACACCCGCCAGACCGGCGCCCACGGCAACAACACCATCGTCAACGGCATCGAGTACGACGTGCTCGGCCGCGTCGCCTACTACTGGCTGTGGGACCGCCACCCCGGCGAGCTGGTCGGCTACAACCGCGGCGCCACCCGCATGCAGAGCGCTCCCGTGCCTGCGTCCAGCATCATCCACCTCTACGCCCCCGACCGGCCCGGCGCCGGCCGCGGCTTCCCGCGCGTGGCCACCGTCATCCCGCGCGTGCGCGACCTGCAGCTATACGAGGACGCCGAGCTCGCCCGCAAGAACCTCGAATCGCGCCTGGGCGTGCTCGTCAGCGGCGACGTTCGGTCGATGGCCGACTCGGTCAAGTACGACCAGTCAAGCAACTCCAGCAGCCTCGGCGATCTGCCCAGCGGCGGCATGGTGCAGTTGCCGCCAGGCGCCAACATCACCACCGTCGCCCCCCAGCCCGCCGTCGGCTACGTCGACTACGTCAAGCAGCAGCTCCACCTAATCGCCGTCGGCATGGGCGTCACCTACGAAATGATGACCGGCGAGATGCGCGACGTTAACTTCAGCAGCGCCCGCGTCCGCCTCATCGACTTCCGCCGCCAGATCGAGGCCAAGCAGTGGCTCACCCACGTCCCGCGCCTGTGCGTGCCCGTGTGGAACGCCTTCGTCGACGCGGCAGTGCTCGCCGGCAAGATCCCGCGCCCCGACTACGCATGCGACCACAGCATGCCCAAGTGGGACTACGTCAACCCCGAGCAGGACGCCAGGTCCGAGCTCACCCTCATCGGCGCCGGCCTGCTCACCATCAGCGAAAGCCTGCGCCGCCGCGGCTACAAGCCCGACGTCGTCTTCGCCGAGCTCAAGAGCGACTTCGACAAGCTGCGCCAGCTCGGCGTGCTCGACGTGCTGCTCGCCCTGCAGGGCAAGACCACCGCGGCCAGCCCGGCCACCCCGGCCGACTCCACCGCGCCCGCCAAGCCCGCCGCCACCGCCTGAGCGCCGCAGCGCCCCGCACCCCCAGGAGCCACCCGCATGTTCTTAGCCCCCAACACCCCCATGCTCCCCGACCGGGCCGAGACCGTGACGCCCAGCGACAGCACCATCTTCAACGCCTCGGCCGTCATCGCCTGCGGCGCCGGCGACATCAAGGTGCAGCCCGCCGGTGGCGGCGCTCCGCTGGTGTTCCCCAGCTGGCCTGCCTGCGTGCCGGTGCCGTGCATGTGCACCATGGTCTACAACACCGGCACCACCGCCACCAACATCCGGCGGGTGTACTGATGCCCATGGCGCTCGGGCTCGGGCTGGGGCTGCCTTACATGGCAGGCCCGAGCGGCCCATCGCCCGCCCTCGACCTCAACTTCGTCGCCATGGCCGCGAGCCAGGCGCTCGACTCGCGCATCACCTACACCGGCGCCAGCCTCGCCACGCTCGTGAATGCGGCCGGGCTGATCGCATACAAGCCGCACAACCTGCTGACGTGGTCGGCGGTGAGCACCACCAACTGGTCGCTTGAGGCCAACGTTACTGTCACGGCCGGTTCCGTCGCTGACCCTGACGGGGCCATGACCGGCGCGACGATTGCGTGGGGGTCAGCGTCGGCCGGCAACGGAGTCCTGAAGCTCGTATCGGGCGTTAACGGTGCGGCGAACTCCAAGGCCATTTATGTGCGGGCCGATGTGGCTGGCGGGACTGTCGAGTTGGTTGACCCGGGGTCTACCGTCGGGTCCACAGTCGCGACTTTGACAACGTCGTGGCAGAGGGTCTCGTTGTCGGAGGTCGCCGGCGCGCAGGCTGCGAGCGGTGGTGTCTGGCTACGCAAGACGGCATCCAGCCCAGCGACGATCTACGTCTGCTGGGCTACATTCAATTTCGGTCCCCTCCAGCCCTACTACCCCACGACTGGCTCGGCCTACTTCGGCCCGCGCTTCACATACGACCCGGTGACGCACGCGGCGTTGGGGTTGCTGATCGAGGAACAGCGGACGAATTTGCTGACGTACTCGGAGAAGTTCGATAACGCCATCTGGCTGAAGCAGACATTGACCGTCACGGCGAACCAGTACACCGCGCCGGACGGAAGCACAACAGCCGATGCGCTTGTTCCGACATCTGGCGATTCTGCGCTTACATACGATATTGCCCCGGCATCTGCTGTGGCCCACACGTTCAGCATTTGGCTGCGGTCAACGACTGGATCGTCATTCAGCCTGGACATCCGGCTATTCCGAGACAGCCCCTTCGCGAGCATTTCCACGCAGTCGGTGACGCTCACGACGGCATGGCAGAGATTCACGTTCACCGGGACGCCGCTTGACACTTCCACCCACAGGTGGCGCATCGGAAATGGCTCGTCGTGGGCGACCGGAGAAGACGCAGCCGCCTGGGGCGCCCAACTCGAAGCCGGCTCCTTAGCCACGAGCTACATCCCAACCACCAGCGCCAGCGTCACCCGAGCCGCCGACAGCGCGACGATGACGGGGGCCAACTTTTCGAGTTGGTTCAATGCTGCCGCTGGTACGTTTGTATGGGAGGGTCTATTTGCCACGCAATCAACTGCTAGCGACCCATTCCTTGCGCACAACGGAACAATCTCCGAATCTATCGGTGCCTATATCTCTGGAGGCACCGCGATTCAGTGGTGCCGCGCTGGAGGAGTAACACAAGCAGCAAATACTGCCGGTTCGCCAGTATCGGCTGGGTCGCTTATAAAGATTGGCGCGGCGTTTTCTGCGAACGACTTCAGGGCATCAAGCAATGGAAGTGCTATTGCATCTGATGCGGCTGGGTCAATGCCGTCTGGTGTTGATCGCCTTGGTCTTGCTGGGTCTGGCGGGGTCTTGGTCGGTGGTAACTCGACAAACGCCCCCATCTCCCGCCTGCGCTACTACAACACCGCGCTGACGAACGCGCAACTCCAGGCGCTGACTGCATAGGACACGAACATGGCAACCATCGACATCACGATCCAGGCGGCAACCGATGCGGCGCTGTCCGCTCTGCTGATCCAGCATGGGGTCATCATCCCTGGCGAGGGTGGCATCCCAAACGCGCCTGGTGTCCTGTATTCGCACATTGGCGACGCCATGCTCGACGGTGTGCAGCTGGATGGCCGGTACGCGTTCGTCGGCATCGACGATGCTGTGTTCGGCGTGGCTCGTGCAGCTCAACTGCTTGTCGATCTGGCCGAGCACCGCTACATGGGTCCGGCTGTTCGGCTGCGATCAGGAGGCGCGTCGTACAACCCCGACACGATCCAAGCCATCAAGAACGAGCGCGACCGACGCCAGCAGACCGGCGGTTTTCCCATGCCGATTGGAGGCGGGGCTACGGCGTGGTTCCACTCGGATCTTCACTCTCGCAGCCAGCAGAACACGCTGATCAGTGGCGCCATCCTCACGCTGCTGATGGGAGGCAAAGTCGCCGACCCGCTGATGTCCGGCGGCTCCCAGGTGGAGTGGTCGCTGATGGACGGATCCAAGCTGCCCCTGACGGTGCAGATCGTGTTCGGGCTCATGGCGGCAGCGTCGGCGCAAGAGTCGGCCATCCACAACGTCGCCAAGGCCGCCATCGCTGCGGCTGAAGGCAACCCCGCATTCGACATCGCGTCCATCACCTGGCCCGCCGGCTTCGTCGCCTGACCCTCAAATCGTCTCACCGCTCCCCTATCCCCTGAGACAACAACCCCGGACCATTGCGCCCATGCCCCTCGCCGCAACCAACGCAGCAGCCGCAGCAGCACAGCAGAGCGAACACCTGCACGACATGCCCGTGCAGACGCGCGGTGCGGTGCTGGTGCCGTCCACCTGGCGCGAGTCGGACAACTCGATCGAAGTCACCTGGACCACCGGCGCCCGCCGCCGGGCCTACGACTGGTACGACGACCAGGTCTACGAAGAAGAGCTCGCCGTCACCCCCGAAGCCGTCGACATGACCCGCTTCGACGCCGGCACCGTGCAGGTCATCGACTCGCACAAGGTCTACAGCGGCGTCAGCGCCATCCTCGGCATCGCCACCAGCGCCTCCATCGTCGACGGTGAGGGCCGCGCCCGCATCGCCTTCAGCACCGACCCCGCCAAGGCCGGCGTCGTCGGCGACATCAAGGCCGGCATCATCCGCGCCATGAGCTTCGGCTACTCGGTCGAGCGCTACGAAATCACCCGCGCGCAGGACCGCACCGACGGCGTCAACCTGCCGCTGTACCGCGCCGTACGCTGGACGCCGGCCGAGATCACCTTCTGCCCCGTCGGCGCCGACCCGCACGCCGCACCGCGGGCCGATGCCGTCGAGCACACCCGCTCGCAGCCGCAGCACGGCGTGCCGTGCCAATTCGTCGTCAGGTCACCCATCTCCCCATCCCAACAGGAGCAATCCATGCCCCAAGCCAACACCGCGGCCGGTGCCGCGACCGCCGCCGCCGACACCTCCACCGCTGTGGGCGCTCCTGGCACTGCCGCCGCTGACGACGCCGCCCAGCGCGCCGTGGCCGATGCCGTGCAGCGCTCGGCCGACATCACCGAGCTGTGCACCCGCCACAACCTCGGCCACCTGGCCACCGACCTCATCCGAAGCGGTGCCTCGGTCGACCAGGCCAAGGGCAAGGTGCTCGACGAGCTGGCCCGCCGCGACTCCGCGGCCGGTGGCCACACCAACGTGCGCATCGAGACCGTGCGCGACGAAGCCCAGACCCGCATGGACGGCATGCAGGAAGCCCTGCACACCCGCGTCGACGCCAAGGCCAAGCTCACCGACAACGGCCGCCGCTTCCGCGGCATGACGCTGCTCGAGCTGGGCCGCGACATGCTCGAGGCCGCCGGCCACTCCACCCGCGGCCTGGAGAAGATGACGCTGGCCACCCGCATGCTGCAGTTCCGCAGCGGCGTCGGCATGCACAGCACCAGCGATTTTGGCAACCTGCTGGCCAACGTTGCCACCAAGCGCCTGCGCAACAGCTACGAAGAGAACCCCGGCACCTACACCCGCTGGGCCCGCCGCGCGCCCAATGCGCCCGACTTCAAGAGCATGTCCGTCGTGCAGATGGCCGCCGCGCCCGACCTGCTGCAGGTCAACGAGCACGGCGAGTTCAAGTACGGCGCCATGAAGGACGGCGCCGAGAGCTACGGCCTCATCACCTACGGCCGCATGGTCTCGCTCACCCGCCAGGCCATCATCAACGACGACCTGCGCGCGTTCGACCGCCTGATCACCGCCTTCGGCGCCAGCGCCGCCCGGTTGGAAAACCGCCTGGTCTACGCCCAGCTCACGGCCAACGCCGCGCTGTCCGACACCGTCGCGCTGTTCCACAGCACCCACGCCAACCTGGGCAGCGGCGGCGGCTCGGCGCTGCAGTTCTCGTCCCTGACGGCCGGCCGCACCGCCATGCGCCTGCAAAAGGGCCTGCAGGGTGAAGAGCTCAACCTCGCGCCGTCCGCGCTGATCGTGCCCGCCGCACTCGAGCAAACCGCCTACCAGCTCACCAGCAGCCAGTACACGCCGGCCACCAAGGCCGAGGTCAACGAGTTCCGCCAGGGCGGCCGCACCTCGGTCGATCCGATCGTCGAGCCCATCCTCGACGCCAACTCGTCCACCGCGTGGTATCTGGCCGCCAACAACAGCCAGGTCGACACGGTCGAGTACTGCTGGCTCGACGGCGCCGAAGGCCCGGTGGTCGAAAGCGAAATGGGCTTCGAGGTCGACGGCGTCACCTTCAAGTGCCGCGAAGACTTCGCAGCCAAGGTCATCGACTTCCGCGGCCTGTACAAGTCCGCCGGCGCCTGATCGATCGCCCCCTTCGATACCCCACAGGAGCACCCCAGCATGATCAACTTCGTACAAGAGGGCGACGTCCTCGACCTGGACCCGGGCGCCACCGTTGCCG